CCACTGTCCCCCTCGACCCAGCCGCGCCACTGTATGATAATATAAATAATGGGTTCTAAATTTTTTGCCCGTTTTTAGAATTATTAACTTTTAGGGGAGGGGAGAGCCGGATCGGACGGAACTCCCCCTGGCGCGTTAGAGAAGCGAACACAGATACTTCAGGAAACGACGCCACCGGAAAGAAGTCACGACAGCCTTCAGGTCACCCCGCTCGAAGTATCCAAGCCCGCCGTAGGGTCCGTAGACCAAGCCAAGATCGTTCGATCGATACATACACATTCACCTCCTTTCATCGGCGCGTAATAAAGCACGGATCAGGCCAAGTGCTATAGTAATACCGGCGGGGTGCTGCCTGTGTCACCGTATGGTGCGCCGAAAGCAGCCCGATGCGGCTAAAACCCGGCCCCGCCTCCTCTTTATGAAAGCCACCCTGGAGTTCAACCTACCCCAAGACGACGAGGCCTTGACCGACGCCCGAAAGGGCTCCGATTGGAAGTGGGCGGTGTCAGACCTCTCGGACTACCTCCGGAACCAGATCAAGCACGTCGACCACTCGGCCGAGGAATACCGCATCTTGGAGGCCGTCCAAGAGCGCATCTCTGGGATCCTTGATGACCGAGGGCTCAACCTTTACGAATGACCTTCTGGCCTCTACTGATAACGACACTGCTTTATCTCATTACCGCGGCCGGCTGGTATCGAGAGGGTAATGTAGGACTTGCGATAGCCTTCGCAGGTTATGCCGCAGCGAACCTCGGGTTTCTGTATATAACAATGTTCGGACAGCCTTAAAGGCTCGATTTCGGCCGATTAGGTGGGAACTCACTTGTCAGTTCCCCTAAGTTCCCACCCTGAGTTCCCGAGGTTAAGTCGCTGATTTACAGTATACTTACGACAAACGGGAACTGAGGAACTTACCCCTATATCTTTTCTTAAAGAAAAAGTATATATACCCCGTAAGTTCTCCCCCCACGGTCGCCGGGGGCGGCACCCCAGTCCCCCGAAAACCACCATGCCTCTACCCCCCAAAATGAGTTCCTCAGTTCCCTTTTACCCTAAACCCCTAACCATGAACCACTTACCCTTGGGAACTTAGGGTGGAACTAAGAACATGAGTTCCCCAGTTCCCCTGCAGGCTGTAGCCCTGTATCATGTTCCTCTGTAGCCCGTATTTCGACACATGAACCCTGTCATGTCGAAGCCGTCGACAGGTTGCCTAGACCCACCGGAGCATACCAAAAGGCCGCTTTGTTCAAGCCAACCTTGAACTGCTGCGCAAAAGCTACTCCGCGGTCAGATCCACCGGACCACGCAGCCCGCTTCATGGAACATGGTGCGTGCTGCATGGAACGAGTCAGCCCACCTGCAGGCGTCGGGCACTGTGGGGCAGATGACTTCAGTGATCCCCGCCTGGATGATGGCGGCGGCGCACTGAGCGCATGGTTGGAAGGGGTAGACCACGATTGAGCAACCGTGGAGCGGCTCGCGGGCAGCAAGGATCGCGTTAAGCTCTGCGTGGACTGTGTAGAGGAGTTTCTGGTCTCGGTCGGCCAATCGTGCCGGATCGTCGGAAACGGCCCTGGGGAGGCCGTTGAAGCCTACGCTGGCCACCGAGCGGTCGGGTCGGATAATAACCGCGCCGACTTGGGTCGAGTCTTTTGACCAGCCGGCAACGTGTGCGGCTAAGTTAATAAACCTCGCGGTCCACTTGGCGTTCATATTTTAGGCGGCGGTGGCAGGACTCGACACCTGCTTTTGTCACATATTCTCGTGTTATTTTGTGACGCTCCGCTGTCCGGCCGCGTGTCCTTCCACGCCGCACCGCCATGATTAAAATGGATCATTCGACTCCGGCTCCGCCGTCTCCGGGGTCGGCTTGGTCAGCCGGTATTTGTGGAGCTTGGCCTTGCCGCAGCGTTTGGCGATCAACTCGACGTTCGGGTCACCTTGGGTCTGGAGTTCGGCGAGGCGGCGTCCGAGGACGCGAACCGGCCACTCACGGGTCAGGGAGACGTTGTCGAAGACATCGTTGAAGGATTGGTGCAGTTCGACCGCGGTTCCTTCCCACGGTTCGTCGGTGCCACGGCGCTCCCACCAAGCGTTGAGCGTGTCGCGCAATTCGGCGGTGCGGCTTGAGGCTTCGATCTTCTCGCGCACTTCTTGGGCGATGTAGCTACGGATGAAGTAGCGGTTGGCTGCGTCGATGTATTTCGGTGGGATATCCCACGCCTTGAGCCAAGCGAGGAGGGCGGGGAGTTCGGATTCCACGTCCTTGAGTTCATCGACCGTCGGGCCTTCCTCGAAGGTTCTCATAGCCAGCGCGATGATCTTGTCCTCATTCGAGATGTTGAGCGCCGGCACGGCCTTGATTGACACCGGATCGTCGTTGGCTGCGATGACCACACGGCCGCGCCACTCGACCATGATGGGGGTCAGGTATTTCTCGTGGTATTTATGGGTGCCGTGGGCGACGAGCTTCTTGATTGCGCTCGCGTAGCGGTTGAGTTGCGCCTCGGATTCCGCGGCACGAGAGTCATCGATGATGGCCAGTGGCGACTGGAAGAGGTCGGCGTTGAATCCGTTGCCTTCGCCCGAGACGATCGAGGAGAGATCCGCGTAGCCGCCCATTGCGGGCTTGAGGAACTTCTCGATGAAGAAGGTCTTATAGCAGTGGACCGGACCGACCAGGATCATGGCTTGGCCCATGCAGAGTTTGCCACGTTCCGCGGATTCGTAGAACCGTTTGAACCACGCGAGGAAGATGTCGCGGTATTCATCGGAGGCGAAGACGTTGTCGAGGATGGCCGCGTAGCGTGGGAAGCCTTCGCCCCAAGCCCCGGCGGTCTCGGCCGCTTTGACGATATGGACGTTCTTGGCGGTGTTGAGGTATTTCTTGCCGCCTTCGAACCAAAGTTCGTTCTTGTTGTAGAGCGACGGTCCTGCACCGTCCACGCGACGGTGTTCGCGAATGAAGGCTTTGGCGCGGTCCATCGGTGACATGGCGGCACCCTTCGGGGCGCGGTCACTGAACCCGCGGCATTTGAGTTCGCTGGACAGCATCGCGACCATTTCGTATCGCCAAATCCCGTCGTCGGCTTTCATAAAGAAGGTTTTGCCGTCGTAATATATGTCGTCAAACTGTCCGCTCTTGTTCGCATTGGTGGACGGTTTGGACACCTCTGGTGAGGTGCTATCCCCGTTTTCGGCGGCTAAAGCGTCATTTGTGCGGTCCTCGGTAAGGGGGGCGGCAATTTGACCCCCTCCTTCTAAACCCGTGGATTTCGACGGGTTCACGCGCCCAGCCTCCGGGTTGAAGTAGATGAGGGTCTGTGCCTTTCCGGTGTCTTTCCTCATGCACCCTGGCACACGAGTCAGGCGCACGGCCGACATGGCAGCGGGATCGGCACCGAGCGGGACGAGGACATCGGCAATCTCGGAGGCTTTCTCCAGATACTCGGCACGGTTTTTAGTATTTACGCGGACGAGAGCGTGAGCCGACTTCGAGCCGGAGGTCGTGACCGAGACGATCGGGAGGTTGAGATTGGAGAGCACACGTAGCCATAGTTCGAGATCGACCGAGTCGGATTCGATGAGGAGGTATTCGTAGGCCACGAGATTCTCTTCGGCCCGGCGGGACTTCTTGCCGAGGCGCTCGATCGCTTTGAATTGACCGTCGACCGGATTGACCATGATCCATGCGCCCTCTGTGTTGTTGGCGATGATTTGATCGACGGCCAGATCCGGCACCTTGTCGTGCCACACCAGCTTCCCCTGAGTCTGCTGATCGACGAAAACGATGTTATGCTTGCCGCCGTAGAGACGACGGAGGAACTCGGAGGTCGAGACATCGGCTGTCGGGATGGGTGAGGAGGCTTTGAAATCCTCGATCGAGAGCGGGCCTTCTTTGGTCAGTTCGGTCAGACGATCCTCATCCTTCTCGCGCTTCAGTGAAACCTTCGGGCGCGGCTCGATGAGACCCTCGGCCTCGGCGCGGACGTTGGCGAGCGTGTCGACGATCTCGCGTGGCTGTGGGTCACGCTGGAGGTGGTGCGTGATCCATTGCTCGATGAAGGCATCGTCATAGGCGTTAGCAACCAGCGCGTGCGCTGCGCCGAACATCCATGTGTGGCATCCTTGGCCGGAGGTTGGGCAGGGGTTGAGTCCGAGTTCTTCAGGTGTAGGTGACATATTGAGTGGTGGAGTTATTATTTACGGTAATGTTTGGATACGATGGCTTCGGCTCCCAGCGGGAGGTCCGAGGCCCAAATTGGTGGGGTCGACATGATTTCTTCGATCACTTGGCGGTGATCTTCGGCGTCATATTCATCGACGAGGACGACGACTTCATCGTGGATACGCATGAGGATTTCATAACCAGCGTCTTCCAGTGCCATGCAGCGGTCCATGAAGACATCACGGGCAAGCGCCTGCGTGGCATTTTCCGCCAGCAAGCCCCCATACAGCTTTACGTCCATGAGCTTCCCGAGTCTCGGGAGCTTGGCGACGATGTTGCCGGTGATGCGCCGAACGTCGCGGTAAACGAGTTCTCGTCCGGAGGGTAGGGGAATTTCCAAAGTCTTGTCGTTTGGGTCGGTGGCGATGCGGAGCGCACGATCGAGCTTGGCCCACAGTGCGGTGATCTTCGGAGACGACTCGCGGTAGGACTGCACAATTTGTTGCGATTCCTCGAAAGATATGTCGAGTCCGGCCAGCATCTTGGCGACGAGTTGGAACTTCGCCGCACCGCAGCCATAACCAAGACCAAGCACACGGGCCTTGGCGAGAAAGCGCATCTTCGGATCCACTTCCTTGAGTGGGCGGGGGTCGTTGTATCCCATCGTCGCCCTGGCGTGCGCCTCGTAGATGTCGATACCGGAGGCGATCAGTTTGAGGAGATCCTTGTCGCCCGCGAGGTAGGGGAGGCAGCGTGCTTCGATCTGGGCAAGATCGCAGATGACGAGTGTATTCCCCGCGGGAGCCTCGATGAGGTTGCGGATATCCACGCCGGCCACTTCTCCTTTGGGGATATTCTGGGCGTTCCAGCCGCCCCCTCCGCTATCCCGTCCGGTTGTGGCACCGAAGTATTTAAGCTCGTAGCCCATCCGACCGTCGGGCCGCGTCCGGGCAATCATCGCCTGCACGGTCTTCAAATGTTTGTTGGCCTTACGGTAGTCGCGCACAGCGCGAACCCACGGAAACTTGTCGGCGAACTCCGCTTCCCATGCCGCACCCTCGGGATCTTTCTCCGCAAAGGACTTCGGTGAGCGGATACCTTCCTTCTCGCACTGGTCGCGGATCGCTTGCAGGGAGAGGGGAGGATATTCACCACCGATCCAAGGAAGAAGAGCCTCGGTCCGGCGCTTCTCCTCGATGAGCTTGGCTTCCGCGGCCTTGAGCTTCTCCATGTTGACTGGCACCCCGCGCATTCCCATCCGGCGCGTCATAGCCGAGATCCGCCACTCATGGTCGGGCATCTTATGGCCATGCTCCTTCCAGAGCATGAAGGTGGCCTTCGCGTCATGGAGCGCGTAGCGGGCGACTTCTTTTTTGAAGTCGTTGGTCATGTAAGGGCTCTTAGGCATCGGGTTTCTTCAATACAAAGGGTCTTGGTAGGAGGATCGGCCGCTGTCCCGCTTTCCGGCTGGTTGTCTTGCGGCGGTAGCCGATCAGGGCCAGGTCGTCTCCCGACTTCGCGATGATTGGGATGAGCCGGCCCTGCTTCACGAGGCGCTCGATCTTCGGCATACCTTGGCGTTGTTTTGCTTGGTTGGTGGCTGTTCGTTGCACGACAGACCCGTCTTTCAGTCCGTAGCTCATCGTCTTACGAAGGTCTGGTCACTCAGCCACATGGCGTTGAGATGCTCGTGAGACATGTCTGCTTTCCAGAAGAAAGCCGACTTGCGTTGGGTTTTCGGATCGGGTTCGAAGGTGACGTAGCCATCGTTGTCGTGACCGAAATCCTCCGGTGTCTGCCATCCGCTGATCGCGGTGAATACGCGCATTAGTCCTTTGTCCATATCATCCCTTTCATATTGGTTCGGGTGTCTTTCTTGATTTTGATTTTGAGCAGTTCGGCCGAGGCTTGGGCCAGACTCCTGGGGTAGCCTAGATAGGCCGCGAGGTCGGCTGTATCGAAGACGAAGCGAGGCTTCACTGGAGGCACCGTGCCGGACTCGACGAGCGCGTCGAAGAGCGTCAGGTCGAAGGCAGCGTTGTGCATGATCCAGTTGAGCCCGTCGCACTCGTCCCACGGCGCGTCGAAGGGTGATCCGACATAGGCATCCCCGTCGTCGAAATACATGCTTACCATGTAAATGTCGGTAGCGCGGGCGTAGTGCCATGCCCCCATCGTGGTGACTGAGGTGTCGGTGTCGTAGTAGCTCTCGAAGTCGATTGCTACGGAAGAGCACTGGGAGACTGCGTTTTTCGCGCAAACCCCGCCCCCCAGCGGAGTTGTTTGTGTTTTAATTGTGCAGTCCCCCAGTAAAGTCGTTGTCATAGTTCGTAGCATGGTCGCGTGGGGTCGAACGCTGCCGGCGGTGGAAGCTGTGAGCGTAGCCACTCGATCTCGGTGAGAAGGTCTCCAGCAAAGAGGCAAAGGTCATCGACCAGTTCCTCTTGGGCGGCGATTTCGTCAATCAACTGCCCAAGCGTTGTGAAAGAATCACGCGGCCCGAAGTTGATGCGCCCGATGGTGTATTCTGCGTTCATAGTATTTTTGCCGTTGCTGCTTTGTGAATTTTCGCTTTTTGGATTTCGGAGTTGTCCGGTGCCAGTTTCCGCAATACAGGCAGAGATAGATGTCTTGCCCGGGAAACCGTGCCTGCTCCTCGGTCAGGTAGGCGCGTTTTGTCATGCAGCCGGATATAAAATCGGTCTTCACAACTCATTCCTCCTCCTCCTCTTCCGCCTTGCGATCCGCTTCACGTTCTTCTTCGCAGTCACACTCTCCGTAGAAGCCTTCGCAATACTCGCAGTATTGTTCCATTGGGTCGTTGCGTCTGGCCCAGTAGTGAGCTTCTTCAGCGTCCATGCCTTGCGCTTCGTCGCGGTCCTGATCTGGGTCACTCGGCATTTTGATCCTCCCGTAGCTTATAGCCCATCGCCCATGCGAAGATGGCTCCGTAGGTTGCGAGTCCGCCGAGCATAATGCCGACGGCGAGACCGATGAGAAACCAGCCGGCGCTCATGCTGTCCTCCAGAAACGAAGGCGATCAACGCCCTCTCCGTCAGTGACGAGTCTAGTCGCGAACTTCTTACCGGAGCGACGGCCAGTGCTTGAGGCAATGGACCGCAGCCCATTGAAGCCTTCACAAGTCGAAGCCGGATAGACGAACGAGTCGCCGACGTTGAGCTTGGATAAAAGCCACGACAGCGGGTGTTGATACCGCGACTGTTCACCGGGCTTCTTGTCCGCGAGTGGAACGTCCTCATCGATGACGATTTGGTAAGTCCTCACTTTGCGTCCCCTCCTTTAGCAGCGAGCCATGCGCCGAACCCGAGAAGTCCTAGCCACGAGAAGAATAGTCCGATGGCCGCGGTCATTTGATCCCCCCGACAAATTCACGCTGGCGCTCGGTCAGCAGATTTTCCTTCCACTCCTGTAACTCCCATTGCGCGAGTTCTTCCGACATCTGGTGGCGCTTATGAACCTCCAGATAGGCGGAGCCAAACCCGACAACCACGGCGGTGGTGACAGCCATCGCCATGACGGAACAGAATCGACGTGCGGTCATTTCCACTCCTTCCGGTGGCAGAGGAGGCCGATGATCCCGTAATTCGCGATATCCAACCAAGTGTCGGAAACCTTCTCGTGCTCTGGCGACTTGTCCTTCCAGACGAGCGTCTTGAGGCGCTCGACCTTATCATTCATCCGGACGATGATTCCCTTCTCGCCGAAGGCGGAGATGTTCGCGCTGCCGTAGTCGCGCTGTTTGGAGTCGAGGAGAACAGCAGATTCGCAAAAGGCACGGAACGCTTTACGTCCCATGTCGGTTTTGATGCCGAGAGCTTCGGCGGTTTTGTCCATCAATCCTTCGGCATCGAGTTCGAAGGCTTTCGGGTCGTAGGTAATAGTTTCAGTAGTCATAAAAATTATTTTGAAGAAGTCCCCGGAGAGGGAGAACACAGGGACGCCAACCAAAGCGCCCCAACAAGACCCTCTCCGGGGAAATTCATTTAGCGTTTGCTTCGTTGCCAGACTTCGACGGAGTAGCAATCTCCGCTGAAGGCCACGTCTTTGTTGTTACGCCTCGCGTCAGACACGACACGCAACAGCCAATCCTCTTGCTTGGGTGAGTAGTGACCCGCCAAGCTGACATACCCGTCGTCTTTCAACTGCTTCGGGGTATGGAAGCGGAGATTCTGGTAGCCCATTAGATGAGGCTTTTGATTTCCGCCTGAACTGCCTCCGGCACTTCGCCGGCCGTCTTGAGGGACGGCACCCACCAGGAGCCCTTGTCTCCGGTCTTGGTCTTCGCCCCGAGCAGATAGAACCCGCCCATGAGGCCGGTCTTGTTCAAATGCCCGACGCGGTAATCCGAGTAGAGGATCTGAGCCGTCTCCGCGTAAGCGGTGGAGGACGCCGTGTAGAGGACGCGAGCGTATTCCTTGTCTCCGAGCAAGTAGAAGAACTCGGAGGACGCTTCCTCACTGAGCTTCTCGGGTTTCTCGATCAGGAACTCGATGTGCCCGACTTTGGCAAAGATGCCTTCACCGCGGCCGTAGGCGACACGACCGCCGTTCATACGAACTTGCTCGGCCGTCGCGAAGACGCGAGGACGGACGTTCGGGTCGTAGGGGAGGGACTCTTGGTATTCCACCTTAAGTCGGACCGCGATGACCTTGAGCGAGCCAGCTTCACCTTTCACGACATCGGTAAGCTGGTGCTCTTTCTTGAGAACCCACGCTCCGGGCGTGAAGAGGTTGGAGAGATCGCCAACTTTGTTGACGAGATTCAGGCGCGGCAACTTGATGTCGTCACTGCCGAACTCGCCAAAGATTCCTTTTTCCGGCGCTTCGCCGATGATGGCGACCTGTGTTTCGGGACGAACCGCGATGGCGCTGCTCTCCTCGATGACTGTAGCCTCAACGGCCTCTTCGAATGATACTTTTCCCATATATAGTGATGGAGTTATTATTTCTGTTTCTTGAGGTAGTGATACGCTCCCTCTGAGCGGGCCGCATCGGCGTCAACCAATGCGTCACGAAGGTTGTCTTTGGCCCGTTTCATCTCACCGCGGGGTGCGGTGCGGGCGATGGCTTTCTCTAGCGCACCGATGGAGACTTCGGCGCAGGCGGCGAATGCCTCGGGGCTGATCCGGTCGCGGACCACGTCCCACGCTTTCTGGGCGTCGGTGACCTTGAAGGGGAGGGCACGTTCGGCCAGTTCGTAGCCTGGGATCTCGATACCCTCTTCGAGTCGCATTTGAAGGGCACGTTGATCGACCTTCTCAGCCCACGACTTCATAATCGGCGCGGCCCGTTTGGCGAGCGCAATAACGTGCGGGTCGGCGATGTTCGCCGGATCGTATTGCGCCGGCAGTGCGAGTTCGTCGGCCTTGTATTGGGTGGCGATCGTCAGTGCGAGTGACGACAACTTCGGGCAACTCGCCTGTTTCGCGCACCAAGCGCAATGCGATCCGGTTAAATAGGTCGCGGGGTCATCCCGCCTAGCAGCAGCTATAATGGCGGTGATTTGCGCGGAGAGACGCTCATAGTCTTTTTCCCGAGACCACGTCTCCTTGTCGATGACCCCGCGAAAGGGCAAAAGCACATGCACAGTTATTTCACTGACCTCCGGATGAGCGTCCCAGAGGCCGACGGCATACGCCCAGAATTGCGGTGAATCGGCGACGTATTCACCGAAGGCAAATTTGTAATCAATCAACTCGGCTTTGTCGCCGTGTAGGATGATGTGGTCGACGTGACCGAACTGGTCCTGCATGTAATATTTTTGCTCCCGAAGCTCCTTGTGCGGGCCGACTTGTTTGCGGAGCGATGCTAGGTATTTGAGGCACTGGTCGGCCGCTTCCCGCAGCTTCGGGTCATCTGGCGGGATGACATCGAGATTTTCTTTCTCCACCGCGAGGTGCCCGAGAGTTCCGCGGTTCGCTGCGCTCTTGTCGCGGGTCTGGTCGTTGCGAAAACCGGGGCACTTGGCCTTCTCTTTGAGGCTCGAAGGGGAGTGCTCGCTGTGCTCTTTTTCTTCGGGTTGTGGAGTTATTTCAGCGGGCATGGAAGTAGAGACATCACCCCATTTACTTTCGTTCAAATTATTTTCTCCGCGGTTTAAGATCGCCACATTTTCACGTTTTTCGGCGGTCAATTTCAACGCAGCTTGCTCAACGGTGCCGCCAGCAAAGAGTCGGATGGCCAGCGCACGGGACTTGGCACCGACCCTGCAAATACGACCCACCGCCTGTTCCTCGACGGTTCCGGAAAACTGCGGACATAGCAGAGCAACTCGCGGGTAACGTCCGTCCAGATCGTGAAGGTCGATGGACTGTCCACCGGCTGCGATCTGCACGATGACGGCCCGGAGGTCGTTCCTTTGAAAGGAATCTTGGGTCTTTTTTCTCTCAGTTTGGGGGACGCGGCCGTCGATGACTTCTGCCTCGGGGAACTGCTTTTTCGCTGTGTCGATGCTTTCATGGAAATTCAAAAAGAGGACGACCGAGCCACCGGACTCGACGATCTCCTTCGCCCGTTCGACGATGTAGGGCACTTTGACCAGTTCGATCGCCTGACGTTGCCGCAGGTTTTTGACCCCACCAGGATCATCCGGATCGGCCATCTCGTCATAGAGTTCCTTGATCGTCGCCTTGTCCTTCGGACTCAACCACAGCGGGTCATCCTCGGTCATCAGTTCCGGCAACTGCTCCCTGAGTGTTTCCTCGGAAACGCGGTATCCTCTGTTCGCGAATACCGAATGGTGCAGCCGTTCCATTGCGACCTTGTTGGCCGGTAGTTTGGGATTCCATTCGATGCCACCCCAGCGTGATTCTTCGGCCCCCATCTCACGGACCCACTTCCAAAAGTAGCCGGAGGTGAAGAGCCGGAGATTCACCCCGATCGCCTTCATCCGGAGGGGATTTTCTGCCGCCGTGGCCGAAAGCATGAGGACATAGTTCCCCGCCGCGGCCTCCAGCATCTTCCCGTTCTGCGAGTTGTAGGCTCCGAACATGTGAACCTCATCGAATATGAAGAGACACCGAGCGGGAACCTGCCACTCGTAGGCAAACTTCTTTCCTCCTTTGGAGACCTTTTTGAGCCAGGGCGTGTTCCCGTTCCGTAACTTTTCTGGGTTCAGGACGAAGAGCGGATCGACCCCGAAGCTGGACAGGGTATCTGTCCATTTCGAGAGGACCGACTTTGGGGCGATCACCCCAATGGGCAAAGCGAACCGAGCCGCTACACTACTGGCAATGACTGTCTTTCCTCCCCCGCACCCTGTCCCGTCGAGTGACGATCCGACAGAGTCGAGGATTTTGAGGTGGCGGTCGACTGCTTCCTTCTGGTAGGGAAAAAGGTTGAACGTCTTGGTGGGCATAACGTCTAAAAATATGATGAAAATTATTAACTCAGTAGTCGTAGCAAGTTTGTTAGCTGGAAGTGCATGGGCCGGAGAGGTTTCCTATATCGTCGACCCGAGCGGGAATAACCAAATCGTCTGGGTCCAGAGGCAGGGCAATATCCTGTATGTCACAGAGTCGGATGACATGAAGCTGGAGCGCATGTCTCGTCGCATGTCGGAACGCCGTCGCATGTCGTCGGAGAGTTTGCTTGGCGATCTTCTGGACATTCGCTAACCACGCGGTCGGACTCCTTTACGAGTTCCAACCAATCAGCGGCGAGCATCGTGACTAACCACGGCTCGCCGTTTTTCTTGTGCGCGACGACCGGCGTCTTCGTGCCGCTATCGGCAATCGCCTGCTTCATCGCGTTGAGCACGTTGAGATTCTGCACCCCTTTCACTTCGAAGTGCATTGAAGGCAATTCAGGACAAACCACATCGGCATTGCCTGCGGCACCGCAATACTGCTGACCGCGGAAAGCCTTGAGGAATCCGGCCTCGCGGAGTTGATCCCGCCAGAGCCGCTCGACCCGTTTGCCTTTCTGCCGCGAGTTCACGGCAACGCGCTCCCCAGTCGGCCTTGCGCCCACAGCACGAGATCATCGTCGTTGTAGACGATCTTCTTGTCCCCGAGCCGGACGAAGGGGAGACCCTGTTTTCGCCAGTAGTTCAACGAAGCGTAAGTGAAAGGTTTACCTAAAAGTTCACTCAGCCGGGCGACAGCCTCGCCGGCACTATAGACCGCTTTGCGCGGTTGCGCGGGCTCGGCTATTTCTAGTCGGACCCGACCTTCTCCTATCGGTGTCGCCCTGAATGAGGCGCACTCGATCGTCATGGTGGTCATGTGGAGTTATTATCTAGAGCCCGAAGAAGTTACGCAAAGCCTTACGTATGACCGCGCTCATTGAGCGCCCCGAACTCTCTGACTCCTTTTTCAGGCGGTCTTCAAGCTCGGGGTCGCTGGCGAATGAGCGGATCAGCTTCGGGTTGCGAAGATTACTCAGCTTCTCCGTCAAGGGTGCCTCTGAATTCATTGGGTTCTCTACGATACAACGCGAGACCGTCTTCGACAAACAGAGCCGCTAACTTCTCTGGGGGGAGAGAGCAACGGTGGGCAGCTTCGATTAGTTCTTGGCTGTGGGTATTATTTAAGGCTATCTGCATGGGCATATCTGTATTCCTCTCTTATGTGTGTGTGGTTGTGGTTTTATGCTGGCGTAGTGAAAAAGAAGCTGCGGGGAGTGGGGCGTCCCCGCAGCGGTGATTTACTTCTTCCTGAGTTTCCCCAGGACTTTGGCGAGAGCGCGTTGAGTGTCATCATCGACGACATCTTGCATTCTTTCGTTTTTATCATCTGGTAGGTTGTTGGCAAGCGTTTGCGCGATTTTACGCAAGTCGCCGTCCGTATCGTGCTTTGCCAGGTATTCAGCGGTCGCTTCGCGGACGAGGGCGGACAGGTTAGTGTCTTTTGCCGCGGCCATAATATCGAGCGCCTTGTAGGTGGCGTTCTCTTCGATGTATGACACTCTCCGCATTCCTGGTTTTGGTTTTCCTTGGCTCATTGTGTTGGTTTCCTTTCTGTGTTCTCTAACGAAAGCGATAGTCTACCAAGATATTAAATGCGTCAATCCTTGTTTCTCCGCATATGCACGCACTGATATCGGTGAGATATTAAACCACTCTTCGGCGGCACGTTTACTCACCAAGGCTACGTAGTGTTTTGATAACATCTTGATCGAGGTTCCTCCGTGGTAGGCGGTGTTGTGTGGATTTTGGAAAGCTGCAAGGTGGTAGCTCAAGAACGAGTGTCGGAGGATATTGTCCTCCCATCCGGCTAGACCGACTTGCTTGAGCTTGGCTACGTCACGGGAGATATTTCCGACTTTGCGCTCGGTCATTATTGGGCCGTAATCCGGAAAGGTCGCTAGGTTGAGCCATTCGAAGAGACAATCAGGGGTGAAGATGTGCCGCGGCAGAGTCTTTTTGGCGATCACCCGGTCAACGTGCGCGGTCTTCTCCTCAAAGTTGAAGTGCGCTTTGGTCATCTGAGTGCATTCGTTGCGTCTTGCCCCGCCGAACGCCATTGTCGCGACATAGGCCAATTCCTTGGGTTTCACTACGATGAGGAACCTCATCAACTGCTCCGGCGTGAATACAGGGTAGTTACCTTCCGGTATCGCCATGAGCGTGACTTGGTCGGCGATCGTCTGGTGGTCGTCTGCGAGGTAGCGCCGTTTTTTGGCGAAGTTCTCGATCGTCCGGTAAAAGCTCAGAAACTTGTGTTGCGTGTAGGGCGCGAAATGAGATTCCCGCAGCCGACGCTCTAGGCTTTGTGGAGTGATCTGCTGCATCGTCTCTTTCGGGAACCACGACTTCAAGGTTCTCACTTGGGAATTGACCGTCTGCTCGTGGTCTTTCGAGAGCTTCTTTATCTTGATGTCGGCGACCAACTCATCGCAGATCACGCCAAAGTTCTTCCCCTTCGAACTCAAAACGTGGAACTTCCGGAAGAACTCACACGCCTTGTGGAGTTGATGGGGGGCCACGCTTTTCTCGCACTCCAGTAGGTAGACCAGACGGGCTGCATCGACCTTGGTGTGTTCTCCCTCGGCGCGGGAGAGATGTCGGACCTTCTGCTTCGCTAGGTCGATCGCCTCGTTCTTGTCGGCGCGTGTGACCCGGAAGCGTTTGTCTCCGACATACCAAGTGAGGCGGTAGGCTGGGTAGCGCCCGGTGGATATTGCGTTTATCTTAACGACTGAATCTCCCAGCCGAACTTCTGTGCCTTTTTTCGATTCGAGAACCTTCAAATTGTCCATGTGGATTATGACCAGAATTGGGTCGAATCGTTCAAAATTCGACATAACCGCATATAAAAATAAACAAAAGATCCTTCGTAAACCGCTGTCCTACAGAGAAATGGACAATTTGAAAATATGCAGCGCGCACGGGATTCGAAGCGGTGTGTCATCTTGCGTAAAACTCTGACGGGCAGAGGAATAAACATTATCAAATTAGGTCTCGACCCAATTCTACCCAGCTTTTTAATTCGATGTCTTTGATTTTAGTGAAATCCGGCATTCAACCGCCGGCCGGCTCGATCCAACGCTACGGTGCTTGGTGGCCGCAGCACACCGCTGACTGGGCGATTGAGTTGTTTTGTTTCCGTGGGATGGACACCGCGGGGATGGATGTTCTTTCGAGGGAACAGCACTTCAAAAACGCAGCCCAAATGTTCTTCCACAAGAAATCGGAGAACTTCATCTGGCACCCCTGGGCGGACGATATGCTTTACGAGTGCTGCCATCAGAAGTTTGTCGGTTTCGCTGGTTGCGGTTCGAGCGGAAAGTCGGAATTCATGGCGGTCTGGGCTCTACTCAACTGGCTTTCGGCCCCGTTCCACACGCTCTCGCTCGTCACGAGCACGAGTATTCGGGATGCGAAGAAGCGGGTCTGGGGAGCTATTCAGAGGTATTGGCCGTGCATTAAATCCGTAGCCCCCGGCAAGCTGGCCGATACTCCGACTCCGGCCATCTACGCGATCCGCAACGGCGAGCGGATGGAACAGGCGGGTGTGTATTTGATTCCGGCCGAAGCCAAGAAGACCTCGGAGGTCACCGGAAAAATGAGAGGCATGAAAGCCCACCGGGTCATCGTCGCGGCGGACGAGCTTTCGGAACTTGGACATGCTTTCCTCGATACCGCCCTTTCGAACCTCTCCAACAACCCCGAGCTTCATATCTGCGCGGCGGCGAACCCTGTCAGCTATTACGACCCTTTCGGCCGCTTCGTCGAGCCGACGAACGGTTGGGGGAGCATCACGGTGAACGACGAGCGGTGGGAGACGAAGATCGGCGGGGTCTGTCTGCACCTCGACGCGCTCAAGAATCCGAACTACTTGGCCGGTGAGAACAAATGGCCGATCCAAAAATGGGAGAAGATCGACGAGGCTCGTGAACGGCTCGGTGAGGACAACCCGATCTTCTGGCGCGATTACCGCGGGTTCTGGCCTCCGCAGGCGGTCAGTAAGGCGATCTACTCCGAGGCCGAGATCGTCCGGTTTCAGGCCGATCAAAAGCCCGTTTGGAAGGGCCGAGTCGAGCGAGTAGCCGGACTCGACCCTTCCTTTGTGAGCGGCGGAGATAGATGTGTGCTTTATCTCGGGAGCTTCGGCCAGAACAAAGATGGGGCCGATCAGGTTTCTTTCGATGAGTTCCACTTCCTCGACGAGGAGGCGAGCAATCCCGAACCGCGCACTTTTCAGATCGCGAAGAAAATTAAAGACATCGTGACTGAGGCGGGCGTTCCTTGGAGGAATATCGGGGTAGATGTGACGGGCGGCGGGGTGCCGTTTTGCGATGCGCTGGCGACGGTGTGTGGCTCGAATGAATTTCAGCGCGTTCACTTCGGCGGAGCCCCGTCGAGCCGATCACTCTCGGCTTACGATTCCACCCCTGCCGACGAAAAGTATGTCAACAAAGTCACCGAGCTTTGGTTCGGGGCGAAAGAGTTCCTTTCGAGCGGGCAGCTTCGCGGGATCGGTCCGGATCTGGCCCGAGAGATGACCAGCCGGAACTACGATACCAGAAAGTCTGGTTCGATGAAGGTCGTGGTTGAGAGCAAGACTGACATGAAGGCCAGGATCGGTCGCTCGCCGGACGTGGCCGATGCCGCCTTTGTCATGCTCGATGTTGTCCGCGAAAGGTTTGGGATGCGTCCGCCGCAGGAGGGTGGCAGTGGGAAAAGGGGAGGGCAGACGAAATGGAAGCACACAATGACGACCGGCAAGTTTGCTCCGAGGCGCACGGCCAATTTGCTCAGTTCTTTCTGAGCGGTATAATAACTCCACATGTCGTATCGGGTCACAGTCGAGGAATTACGCAAAGGCGCACCGCCGCTGCGGATGATTTCGTTGACGGGTGTTGATTGGCTTCAGGCGATCGACGCGGTGACGGAGGTGCTTTCCCGTGAGGACGGCTACTTCAACCAAGACGAGCAGGAAAACACGGCCACTGAGCCGGATGATGAATTACTTCCATAGCGGGGATCTAGGTGATGTCATCTACGCTCTGCCCGCGATCCGGGCTTTGGGTAAGGGCAACTTGTATCTGAACTCCCGTCCGTGGACCGCGAAGATGACGCCCGAGCGGGCCAACGTGCTTCGTCCGCTCCTCGAATCCCAAGACTACATCGGCAAGGTGATTCACGGGGATGCGCCGAAATCCGAATACGTAGTCAACTTCTCCACGTTCCGGAATGGTGGGCTG